AATCCCAGACACAATACAAAAAGATGTAAGTGCAATTAAAAAAATACCTGTTGTTACTAAAACAGTATTTGGAATTGAAACTACAAGTAATATTAATCAAGTTCCTCCTCCTCCAAAAAATACAAATTAAATTTGGATAAGTAAATATCTTTAATATATTTATAATAAATAAAGATTATGTTTATACCTAAAGAACAATCAACCGAAAACACTCAATTTCAACAACAACCGTTTGCTGAAACAAATTCTAAATTCTTAACTCAAGAAGAAATAGAAGAATTAAAACAATTAAATGTTTTTTCTCAAGAATTAATTATTAAATTTGGTCAAAATGAATATCAAGTTCAAATATTAAAAGACCAAAAAAGTGAATTAGTTAAAGAATTAGCAAACCTAAAACTTAAAGAAACCGAATTTAGTCAATCTTTACAAAATAAATACGGTAGTATAAGTATTAATTTAGAAACAGGAGAAATTACACCAACTAGTTAATTTTTGAGCTATTTTTAGATATTTATAAGTAACAATAAACAATTAAATATTTTAAAAAATGGCAGAAACTTTAATATCCCCTGGTGTATTAGCTAGAGAGATTGATCGCTCTCAAATAGCAGCTCAACCAGTAGTTGTAGGCGCAGCAATAATTGGCCCTACAGTAAAAGGTCCTGTAGAATTACCTACTGTGGTAAGTTCTTATGGTGATTACGTAAATAAATTTGGTGATGTATTAGTAAGTGGTAGTGATACTTATTCTTACTTTACTTCAATCGCAGCTTATAATTATTTTAATGAAGGTGGAGATTCTTTATTAGTAGCAAGAGTAGTATCTGGTTCTTATACCTCAGCAACAAGTACAGCAATCAGCGCTAGTACAAATGCTTCTTCTCAACCTGCACTTGTATTAAAAACAATATCTAAAGGTATTATAATGAACAACTCAGGTGCATTAGATACTGCTGGTGCTTTAGTAAGTGGTTCAGCTGATAATATCCGTTGGGAAATTATTAATCCAAACACTTCTTCTGGAACATTTGATTTATTAGTTAGACAAGGTAATGATATTACAAACAGTAAAATTGTATTAGAATCATTTACTGGTTTATCTTTAGATCCTAAATCTCCAAATTTCGTAGCTAAACAAATTGGTGATTATGTTTATAATTACAATCCATCAACTCAACAAATTGAACTATCAGGAAGCTATAGAAACAATTCAAACTATATTTATGTATCTTCAGTTAATTTATTAACTCCTGACTATTTAGATAATAATGGTGTTGCTAAAAATCAATATACATCTTCTATCCCAGTAGCTGCTAGTGGTTCATTTACAGGCGCTACAGGTGATATAAAAGGTGGAGCTGCATTTTATAATAGCATTACTACAGCAACTAATACTCAAGGTTTAGAAACAGCTAACTATACAAACATGATCAATTTATTAGCAAATAAAGATGATTATCAATTTAATGTATTAGTTACTCCAGGCTTATTTGATTCGTTAAACACAAGTGCTATAAGTACAATTATTACAAATACTCAACAACGTGGTGATAATATTTTTGTATTAGATCCAGTAGTTTATGGTCAAGCTGCTTCAGGTGTAATTACTCAAGCATCTAGCCGTGATACTTCATACGCTGCAGAATACTGGCCTTGGTGCCAAATTCAAGATCCAGCAACTGGTAAAAACGTTTGGGTTCCTGCTTCAACAATGATTATAGGTGTTTATGCTTATAATGATACAGTAGCAGAACCTTGGTTCGCACCTGCAGGTATTAATCGTGGTGGTTTAGGAACAGTATTACGTGTTGAACAAAAATTAAATCAAACAACTCGTGATTCTCTTTACACTGGTAAAGTAAATCCAATTGCTACTTTCCCTGGTCAAGGTATTGTAGTATACGGACAAAAAACATTACAAACAAAACCATCAGCTCTTGATCGTGTGAATGTAAGACGTTTGTTAATTTCTCTTAAATCTTATATCTCTCAAGTAGCAAATAACTTAGTATTTGAACAAAATACAGCTGCTACAAGAAATATATTCTTAAGTCAAGTAAATCCATATTTATCTTCTGTTCAACAAAGACAAGGTTTATATGCATTTAAAGTAATAATGGATGAAACAAACAATACAGCTGATGTAATAGATAGAAATCAGTTAATTGGTCAGATTTATGTTCAACCTACTAAAACGGCTGAATTTATCTACTTAGATTTTATCATTACTCCAACTGGAGCTACATTCCCAGCTTAATAAAAAATAATTATCTTCCCTCTGAAAAATGGGGGAAGATTTTTTAAAATACAATACGTATAATAAACAATAACAAAACTAAACAAAATATAAAATGGCAGTATTATCACCAAACGAAATATTTTTTACAGCATTTGAACCAAAGGTAGCCAACAGGTTTATTATGTATGTAGATGGAATCCCTTCATACACTATTAAGCAAATTGCTGCTGTATCTGTAGATATGGGAGAAATTGTATTAAACCACATTAATGTTTACCGTAAAATTAAAGGTAAAGCTAAATGGGGAGATATGCAAATGACATTATTTGATCCAATCACTCCATCTGGTGCTCAAGCAGTAATGGAATGGGTGCGTTTACATCATGAATCTGTAACTGGTCGTGATGGTTATTCTGATTTTTATAAGAAAGATATAACTGTTAACGTGTTAGGTCCTGTTGGTGATGTTGTTTCTGAATGGATTATCAAAGGTGCATTTATTAAATCTGCAAACTTTGGTGAATACAATTGGGATACTGAAGCAGCAGCTATAAACCTTCAAGTTACTTTAGGAATGGATTACTGTATCTTAAATTACTAAGATTTTAATAAAAATAAAATTAAGCTTGCCATTTGGTGAGCTTTTTTTATCTTACAATATGTATAATAAACAATAAAGTTATTTAAATAAGAATTATGGAACAAGTTACAAACACAACTCAAGAAACACCCAAATTTAATTTCCTAACAGAAACAATTGAATTACCTTCAAAAGGTTTACTTTATCCTAAAGATAATCTTCTTTCAAAAGGAATAATTGAAATAAGATACATGACAGCAGCTCATGAAGATATTTTAACTAACCAAACATATATTCAAAAAGGAAATGTACTTGATAAATTAATGCAAGCGTTAATTGTAACTCCTATTAATTATGATGATTTAATTGTTGGTGATAAGAATGCAATTATGATTGCTTCTCGTATTTTAGGTTATGGTAAAAATTACAGTTTTACTTACAATGGACAAGAAGAAACAATTGATTTAAGTAATATTGATAATAAACCATTTGATACTTCATTAATTACTCCAAACACAAATGAATTTTCATTCACATTACCTAATACAAAAGCAGTTGTTACTTTTAAAATATTAACTCATTCAGATGAGAAAAAAATAGATGCTGAATTAGAAGGTCTTAAAAAAATTAAAAAAGACTCATCTCCTGAATTATCAACTCGTTTAAAATATATTATCACTTCAGTAAATGGAGATTCAACAGTCAAAACAATTCGAGATTTTGTTGATAATCAACTCTTAGCTATGGATTCTCGAGCATTAAGAGAATATATTAAAAAAGTTCAACCAGATGTTGACCTAACTTTTTTTCCCGATGGGAATGAAAAAGCCGTCAACATTCCAATTGGACTTAACTTTTTTTGGCCTGACGCAGGGTAATGCTCCTGAATATAGACTTTATTTATTTAATCAAATTCATCAAATAGTATTTCATGGTAGGGGTGGATATGACTGGAATACAGTCTATAACATGCCTATTTGGTTAAGAAAATATACTTTCTCAGAAATTAAAAAGCATTATGATGAAGAAAAACAAGCACATGAAAATACTAATAGTGGTAAAAATGTAGCTATTGGTACAGACGGATTAGTTAAAGATCGTAGTTTATTTCAAAATCAACAACAAACTCCACAAAAACAACCTGTTATTTCTAAACCTGGTATATCACCTAGAAAATCAGTTAGCTACAAGTAATTCTTGTAGCTTTCAATATTTATAACAAAATATTTTTATAATGGCTAGTAAAGAAGAGTTAGAAAATTTAAAAGAAATAGAGAAAATAAAAGATCTTATTTTAAAATTAAATGCTAAAGATCAACAATATTATACTAATATTTTAAATAGTTTAGGTGCTTCTGTAAATTCATTAAATGATTTTAAAAAACTAACTCAGCAAATTGGAGATGATCTAGATGAAGTAAGAAATGATTTAGATTATATATATAAGTCGTTTAAGGATAGTGTTAATGAATTAAGTAAACAAGATGTTTATTTAAACCTCCAAAAATCATCATTAAATAAATTAGGTAATATTGCTCGAGATACCCTAGATATAAGAAGAGGAGAAACATTATTTGAAGAAAAAAAATTTAAAAAACTTCAAGATCAAGCTAGAATAAATTTAGAAAACTTAGAACTTGTTAGAACTCATGGTAATCTTCAAGGTAAAGCTCAAAAAGCTCTTGAAGATCAAATTAAAACAGCTAAAGAACTTTTTAAAGCATTTAATGAAGTTTCAAAAGTTAATAAAGATACTATTGATAAATTAGGACTAACTCCTCAAATATTAGGAGGAATAGGGAAAACCTTATCTAAACTTGGACTCCCAGATTTAGGTTTTGAAGATGCACTAAATAAAACTAAAATGCTTGGTCAAGAAGCAGCATCTTTAGGAAAATCTTTTAACCCTCTAGCTACATATACTAAATTAGTAGCCCAAAATATTTCAGATCAATTTACCAAAGCAAATTTACTTCAATTTACTCTACTCCAAATAGTAAACACATTTAAAGCTTTAGATACAGGTATAGGTGAGTTTGCTAAAGGTATGAATATATCATACCAAGATGCTGCTAAGCTTAATAATGAATTTAATAACATTGCTAACTCATCTATGGATGTAGCTGTTACTACTAAAGGTATCAGAGAAACAATGTTAGCTATGGGGCAGGCAATGGGTACTAATGCTACATTAAATGCTAAAGATGCTGTTACGATGACTAAACTTCGAGAACAAGCAGGATTTACTAATGATGAATTAGCAAAAATGCAAGAACTTACTTTAGCAACTGGTGGTAATTTAGAAGATAATACTAAAAATTTACTAGGAGCAGCAAGTATAACCGCTATGAATAATGGTGTGTTATTAAATGAAAAAGAAATAATGCGTGATGTAGCTAAAGCTTCTGATGCTACTAAGTTATCTTTAGGTGGAAGTACTGAAGCATTAGGTAAAGCTGCTGCTCAATCTAAAGCATTAGGTATGTCTTTAGAACAGGTTAATAACATAGCAGATTCATTACTTCAAATTGAATCTTCAATTTCAAATGAATTAGAAGCAGAATTATTAACTGGTAAAAATTTAAATTTAGAACAAGCCCGTCTATATGCATTAAATAATGATATGGAAGGGTTATCTAAAGAAATAGCTAAAAATTACGGAACTGCAGCTGAATTTTCTAAAATGAATAGACTTCAGCAAGAAGCTGCTGCTAAAGCAGTAGGTATGACTCGTGAAGAATTAGCAGGTACTTTAGTTAGAGCTGAAGCTTTAAAATCTATGAGTGGTGAGCAAGCTGAAAAAGCAAAACAAGCTTTTGATACTAGGGTTAAAGAAGTTGGTTTAGAACAAGCTCAAAAAGAATTAAAAGAAGGTCAACTCCAAAAAATGATGGAGCAACAATCAATACAAGAAAGATTTAATCAATCTATTGAAAAACTAAAAGAAGTATTTGTTTCGTTATTAGCACCATTAATGCCAGTTTTAGATATTTTTGCAATGATTCTAAAACCAATTGGAGCAATAGCCGGAGTTATAGGACAAATAGTAAAATTTACAATAGATTGGGGTAAGTATTTATTAATAGCTATTGGAGCTTATAAAACTCTTCAATTCTTTGGAGATATTGAATATAGAAGAACTATTTTAACTAATGCAGCTAAAAAAGTAGGATTAATAACTGATAAACAAGCTGCTGTTCAAGCTAAAATTACAGATATGCTTGGTAAAGATTATATTTCTAATGAAACTAAAAAGAACTTAATTAAAGAAAAAGGACTTTTTACTACTATCTCAGAAAATATACAAAAAAGATTAGGTTTAACTTTAGATAAAGAATCTTTATTAGGAAAAATAAAAAGCAGTGCTATTGCTGCTAAAGACTTTGTACTTGAAAAAAGCTCATTAGCTTTTAAATATACTAGAAATATATTAGAAGCAGGATATAATGCTATAAAAAAAATAGGTTCGGCAATAGCTAAAAGTGAATTAATGTTAAATATAGGTAAAGCAGCTATGGGTGCTATTTCTTCTTTATCTTCAATCCCTATAGTGGGTTGGGCACTAGGTTTAGCAGCAGCAGGTACTATAGCAGCTTTAGGATATAAATATATGAAAGGTGATGACATGATCTCCCCAGGCTATGGTAAACGTACATTAATGGGTCCTGAAGGAGCAATAGCATTAAACAATAAAGATACAGTAATAGCAGGTACAAATTTATTTGATAAAAAAGGAGATGATGTAGTATCTGAACCTGAAAAAATTACTGAATTTAAATCTGAAGGAGCAATTAGTGCTACTAGTGGTGGGATACAAATCGATTATAATGCTTTAGCATCAGCTGTAGTAAGTGCTCTTAAAAATGCTCCTATGACAGTAAATAGCACACTTATGTTAGATAAAGATGTATTAGCAAAACAAACAGTACAAGCAGTAAGTGATAATGCTACTAAAGTAGGTACAGCAGCTGCTGTAGGTACTTCTAAAATATAATATTTATAATAAATTAATTTAAATTAAAATACCATGGGATTATTAAATAAACTAACACTTCAAGGTTCTCCATATTCTATTGCAAATGGTGGCCCAGTAGCAACAAATATATTAGCTACACAACAATCTAAATTACATGCTGATGGTAGCGCTCCTGGATATTCACTTAATGGAGCAAATTTCTCTATTGTGAATGGTCAATATCAACAATATGTTGATGGTGTTGCAAACGTATTACCTCAACCTTCACAATTAGATACAAACGGAATAACTCCATCTCAGTACATCAATAACTTACCTGGATAATGTCATTAGTAAATCTTAGAACAAATTTCAAAGATTTAAAATATGGTCATGATAGAGAAGGAGGAGGATCAAGTAATCAACCTTACATTAAGACACCAATTAATGTAAATTTACCACCTGCTTTTAACTTTCTTGGCAGTGATTTTATATTGCGTGGAGGACCAATAGGTGCTCCATTGGCTACTGTTAATGATGTAGTTAGATTAACTAAGTATTTTGCAGACATAAAAACCCCATCAGGGTTATTATTCATTGCAAAACAAAATTTACTTTCTAGAACAGCAGTACGCACTCAAGCTAGTGGTAAATTAGTTAATGAAGACGTTTATACACCGCTGTCTACTCTAGCTCAGGCAGGAGTATCAGCTTTTGGTCTTCATTTAAATAAACAGGGATTAAACCCAATTCCTGGTGGGTTACGCTCACTACGTACCTATTCAGATGTAGTAACTGGTAATTCATCTGCTATAGCAGGAGCAATTAGTAATTTGTCTGCAGGAGCAGCTTCATTAACAGGAATTGCTGGAAATTTACTTGGAGGAGCTGCAAATCCATTAAGCTCACTCTCAAACAATAGATTAGTTGCGTTGTATGGAGTTAAAATAGATAATTCTAAAGCTTCATATTTAACTAATGGTCTTATAAGTGTTAGAGGAGATAATGTTAACTTAATAAGTTATCAAGGTGGTCCTGGTTCTTTTTTAGGTATAGGATTAACAAACATCCAGTTTGCAGATCAAAGAACAGGAGCAAATAATCCAAATTATGGAAAAAATTCTAACTATTTAGATGGATTAAATAATTCTTTAACTAATAGAGAAGATGAAGCATATATTTCTCAAATTCAAAATCCTATTGGTGTATCTGCTATTTATAAAAATTTAATACCTAGTTCTTTTACAAATCTAGAAACCAAAATAACTTCTCTTAAAACATCTCCTTTTTCTGGTTCTTCAATTAATCAATATGCTGCGGGGCTTGGGCCTCAAAACGTATATAGTTTTGCAAATAATAAATTTGGAACAGCTACTACTCTTGAAAGTATTGGTGGCGCGTATGTGTTTACTCAAAATGAATTAATTAATGAAAAGCCATACCAAAATAATATAATAACTAAACTTAAAGATTTTAGAGCTACAATAAGAAACAGAATAAAAGAAGATACTATTGCAGAAGGTGCGGCATCAATCATTTTATCTAACTCCCCCGATTACTCCAAATATAATATTGAAAACAGAATTAACCTAGGAGATCCAGGAAATAAATTTTCAAAAAATATAGCATCATATACTTTAGGATGGAATGGTGGGGGAAATGCTTCTCCTGATTCATATGATAAAATAGCATTAGTTCCATTATATACAAGTGAAAATGCTGATACTACTATAAAAGATTTAGTAAATTTTAGAATAGCAGCAATTAGTAATGATGATCCAACTCAAAAAACATATATACATTTTAGAGCATTTTTAGGTAGTATTAGTGACTCATATACTGGAAAATGGAATTCTTCAAGATATGTTGGAAGAGGTGAAGATTTTTATACTTACGATGGCTTTAGCAGAAAAATTTCATTATCGTTTACTATAGCAGCTCAATCAAAAATAGAATTAATTCCATTATATGAAAAATTAAATTATTTAATTTCTAATATGGCCCCAGATTACAGTAAAGTTGGTTATATGAGAGGACCTTTAGTAACATTAACTATTGGAGGATATATTTTAGAAATGCCTGGGTTTATAGAAGGAATGTCAATAGAAATAGGTGAAGAAACATCTTGGGAAATAGGAATTGATGATGCTGGAGAACCAGATACATCAGTAAAACAATTAGCTCATGTTATAAAAGTAAGTGGATTTAGCTTTACTCCAATTCATAGATTTGCTCCTAGAAAAGCAAATGTTAATAATTTATCTGCTACTAAATATATTTTAAATGAACTTCCACCTGATCCACCACCACCGTCACCCACACCAGAACCTGTTATTCCTGATCCGCCACCACTTCCAGATCCTAAACCAAAACCAAAACCAGTGCTACCACCACCACTTCAAGCTGTAACTACTTATCAAAGTGATAAAGCAACTCCTCCTCCTAATATGGGTAAATCAACATCTACCCCAGGTTCTGGAAATAATATCACTGGAAATACTGCTGGTCAAGGACCACAACTAGTATTAGATCCTAAAACTGGAAAATTAGTAATAAAATAATAATGAATCGCTATTCAAATATACCAACAATAAAAATAAATAAGAAATCTGTTTATAGAACAGTTAAGTATCCTGAAATCCCTTTAAATGAAAGTGATATTTATGTTACTACTGTTCAAGGAGATAGATTTGATGCCTTAGCCTTACAATATTATCAAGATGAATCATTGTGGTGGATAATATCTATAGCAAATGATGCTTTACCACAAAATTCATTAATAATACCTGAAGGCATCCAGTTAAGAATACCAGCTAATGTAGTTGGAACAATTCAAAGTTATAATAAATTAAATTCATAAGTTATGAAAAGCATAGTAGGAGAACCATTTGATGAATTTGTAACAAAACAAATCATAAATAGACAAAACATTCATGGACAAGGTTTTGATGTCTATAGAGATAATAACACTCTTGCATATTTAAATTCTAGAACTAGTTGGATAAAATTATCTTCAGGAGTAGCTATTAATAAAGTAGAAAGACTAGACAGAATAGGTCTTCAAGGACACCCTTCATTTATAGGACCAAATGGTACTAGTACTGGTCTATCTAACTTTTTTGTTCTATTCAATGGTACTTCTGACAATGCTGGAACTCCATATGGTGGAATAGATATTATTAGTAATCAACCCAATCAAGATATGGGGCAAAGTATTTTGAATAAAGTAGCATACGGAATTGGAGGAACAGAATTTGGTTTAAGACCAATGCCTGGTATTACTTCTTGTGACACTAAATTTAGAAATAGAGGTTCAATTAGAGAAGGTACTGTTACTATAAAAGCATACAACCGTTCTCAACTAGAAATTATTAGTTTACTTTATTTACGCTTAGGATTTCCAGTATTATTAGAATGGGGACACTCAATAATTGTTGATAAAGAAGGAAAAGTAGATACAAAACCAGATTTTAGTATATCTAAAAATTTTTTAGGATTAGAGTATAAAACTGATAATGATGTTTTAAAAGCATTAGAAACCCAAAGAGAATCATCAGCCGGAAATTATGATGGAATGTATGGTCGTGTTCAAAATTTTGATTGGACATTTAATAAAGATGGCTCTTATGACATTACATTAAAATTAATTAGTATAGGAGCGTTAGTTGAATCTTTTAAAGTAAATTCATATTTAGAAGATTTAAACAAAAAAGATGACTCTAAAAACGATGACTCTACCCCAGAATCTGATGATGATTGGATTATGAAATATAAATATGCTCATACTATAGGTAATATTTTTTTCTTAGCTAAAAGTAAATTAAAAGGAGGAAATTTAGCTTCATTAAATAGAACACAAATTGAAGAGTTAAATTTTATGCAACAAATATTAAATGATACTTCAACATACAACTTGGCAGTAGCTACTCTAGGTATATCTTTAATAGCCGAATCAATAAATAATTTTTTTAATCCTAGTAAAGCTCCAGAAGGAACAGATAAAGATTATATAAAAATAGCAAGTGAAGGCCCAGATTTATATTATATTAGATTTGGAGAATTATTAAATTTACTTCAAGGTATTCTACCATATAATGTAACTGATCCAAATAAATATGCTTCATTGTTGACTATAAAAATTCTTGATGAAAATAAAAAGGAAATTCCTATTCCTATGTATACTGAAAAGTATCAACTTTCTGGGGATTTAAGAGTTTCATTTGTTGGTGGTTATGACATAGGGATGTTACATCTTATTAAAGAATTAGACAGTAATCCTTATAGAAAAACACAAAATGGAGTTTTAATAGGAAATTTAAATAATGTTTATGTTAATATGGCTTTTATTCTTTCTAAATTAGTAGATTTAAAAGACGAAGATGGTAAAGTAACACTTATTGATCTTTTAAAAAGCATATTAGAAGGAATAAATACATCTTTGGGTAGCATTAATAAACTAGATGTTATGATAGATGAAACCAATAACACAGTTAGATTTTATGATGAAACTCCAATTCCAGAAATAGAAAAAATTACTAACTTAGAAAATATAGAATCTCCAAAATTTGATTTATACGGATACAGCAACAATAAAACATCAGCAGGATTTATTAAAGATTTTTCTTTAAAAACAGAAATAACTAACAATTTAGCAGCTATGGTAACTATAGGTGCAACGGCTAAGGGTCAAGTAGTTGGTGAAGATGCTACTGCATTTTCTAGATGGAATGATGGATTAAGCCCTATAATTAATGAAGCTATAGATTACGTTAGTAGTAAGAAAGAACCTAATCCAACTTTGCAAAAACAAAGGGAAGATTTAGTAATTGCAAATGTTCAATTAAAAAAACAATTTGTTGAATATATTATTTTAAGATATAATGATTATGATGTTGATGTGGAAGAAGCTGATACTACTCTTCAAGTAGTTACTAATTATTTAGCATTTGAAAACCAATATAAAATTCTTCGTCAAAAATATATAGCAGAAGTAGCTGGTCAAATTAACCCTACTTTTGTATCTGCTACTAGTAGCAGAGGATTTCTTCCTATTAATTTATCTTTAACAATGGATGGACTTTCAGGTATAAAAATTTATCAACAAATAAAAGTTGATACTGCTTATTTACCAACTGAATATCCAACTGCTTTAAAATTTATTATAAAGGGAGTATCTAATAAAATAGATTCTTCTGGATGGACTACATCTATAGAAACAGTTTCAATGCCTGTAATTGATTTTGTAAATGGAGGAGAAAATTCTCCAACAGGTAGTGGAACTGGTAATTCTAATACTATAAATTTACCTCCTTCTCCAGCAAATAGAGAAGAATCTAGAAATATTGTTGTTGGGCAAAATCCCCCACCTCTTACTCATGTTAATGATCCAAATCTTTCTCAAATAAGAAATGCTATAGTAAGAATAGCTAAAGGATATGTAGGTCAATCTGAAATTCCTGAAAGAATTGTAAATGGGAAAAATATTAATGATAATTTAGGATTTAATGATAAATCATTTGAAGCAAAAATGAAAGGTGTAGGTTGGTATAGTTCTAATAATGCTTTATGGTGTAATTGGTTTGCAGATTTAGTATGGAAAGAAGCATATACTCAAGTAGGAGCTACTGATAAAAATATTCAAAATATTTTTGCAACTAAACTTAACTCTAAAGTTTTACCTCCATTAAGTGCTGGAGTATTTAATACCCTAAACTCAGCTATAAAAGCAGGATTTGGAAAAAACTCCCCACAACTTTCAGATATTAAACCTGGAGATATGATTATATATAATTATGGCCACGTAAATATATGTGTTGCCGTTAACCAGCAAGATGGAAGTATTTCTACAGTAGGAGGAAATGAAGGTGGAGGAGCTAAATCTAGAAATGGTGGAAGAGTAGTATACACAGCTAAAAGAAATTTTAAATCAGCAGATATAAAAGGAATTGTTAAAGTAATAGAATAATGTATTATCCAAAATCTCAAATAGTAACCAATTTATACACTAATGGACAAGAATATATTATTAAGTCCACTAATGAAAATTACATAGGAAATTATTGGAAAACTTCTGATGGGAAATTCTTTACTGGAAAAACACCTGAAGATAAAAACATACAGGAATTAATTTTATTATCATTAACTTCTAATGTAACTCCAAATATAAATCCAATTTTAAATTCTCCTAATTGGTTACCAAATGATTTTCCCTCAAAAGAATATCCTAAATATCGTTATGAAGATAAATTAACTCCCGTTTCTTTTAACCCACAACCTACTCAAGACGATTATGCTTTGGGAGAATTTACAAGATATTTTTGTAAAAAAACAAATGAATTAAGATACATAGAAATAAACAAAGATACCTACGAAAA